ACCTAAGGCTTGGAAATACTTTTCTTCAATATGATGAACATGCTTTGGATTCTGAGGAAGAGGCAGAATGCAATCTAAGTTACATTCCTGCTGCGGGTGTTACCCTGTATCCTGGGCAATTGTATCTGATGCACACCATGGAAACGGTGTGTGCCCATAGGCATGTTCCCATAATTGATGGGAGGTCGTCTGTAGGCCGTCTTGGGATTGGCGTACACATTACCGCCGGATATGGCGATGTTGGCTTTAAGGGCACATATACCCTCGAAGTGACCGTGGTGAAGCCGGTCGTTGTGTATGCTGGATCCGAGATTTGCCAGATCAGGTTCCAGACTCTTGAACTTGCTTCGGATGAGCAGGAATATCCTAAATACAATGGCAAGTACAATGGACAGACAGGGCCCAAGCCATCCGGATGGTGGAAGGAATCAATCAAATGGCACTAAGCGAAAGCCTTGCTGCATTGTTTTCCGGTGTCCACCTATTGTCGCTGGCAAGCGATCCTAGTACTTCCGCTGACTATGCTTTGTTTATTGACGGACAGAAAAAGGCATTGATCCTGGCGGATCCTGATGGTAATAGAATTTGGCCAGAATCGAAGATTGTGTCGATGTGGCAGCAAGCTGATGAATGTCATTTGGTTCCATTGGTTTGTTCAAAGATCCATGGCAAGTGGTACTACATGGATCTAAACTGGGGCAGTATCCCAGCGATGGTTCCGGATTTTACCACGAAGCTTGTTGAGATTTGGTTCAAAGGGTATACTCCGATTAGTGAATTGTTGGTGCACATTGAAAAGAGGAGAAGTGATTATGTCAAGTGATCCAGTCAAGCCGTCCCACTACCATGATCAAGACCAGTCAGGGATCCATTGTCACAATGCCCAAAGGGCAATGCTTGGGTCTGATGGTTACAAAGCATACCTTGCAGGCATGGTTATCAAATATACTTGGAGACATGGACGAAAGAATGGTGTACAGGATTTAAGAAAAGCATCTGAATGTCTTAGAATGCTTATTGAAGAGTCTTCTTCAGGAGCAGATAATGAGACACAGTTTTCGCCTGACAATTCCACCATCAGTAAACAACATCTGGAGGAGAGGAAAGAAGGGAACCTACCTAGCTCCGAGTTACAGGACTTGGATCGAACTTCATCGTCTGCAAGTCGAATCAGTGTTTGGGGAATCGACTGCGCCGATCTCTCTTTGTCGTTTGGAGATCAAGGTGAACGGTGGAACTGGTTTGAGGAAGGGTCGGGATCTGGACAATCTGGCAAAAGCGATATGCGATCTTCTGGTTAGGTGTTGTGTTATTACCGATGACAATTATGATGTAGTGCAGGGACTGCATTTGCAGTACCTGGGCGGTTACAAGGGGGATACCCCAGCCTACATCGATGTGTCAGTTTTTGAATTAAAGGAATCGGAAAGGAAAATTTGATGTCAAGAAAATTTACATTTAGCCCACCACAGATTCATCCGCCATCGTATGGCTCGCTGGAGCTTACGAGGTCGATTGGATCCAAGACCTGGCTTCCCTTGCCAACAGGTGGGTACATCTGCGTTGAGGTCTTGGATACAGGAAGAACTCAAGCACAAATTCGATTTACTGCTGATAAGACCATTCCGATTATCAAAGGGGAATCTATTGGTAGGCCCCAGATCTCGGTGAATGACTGGGACGATGACATTGAAAGTCGGATGGATGACCGGTATGCTGGCGATTTTGAAGACAATTTCAACAAGTAGAAGTGAAACGCAAAGTCAATCCTTACTCTGAATTCCTAGTGCCATGTTCCTCCATTGACCGGAGGTTCTATGTGACTTCGTCTAATCAGTTTCATGGATTGATTAGTGTCCTGGGCTCTGCCTGGGGAATCGCTGAGGAAGATAAACAGGACCTCGGCGAGACTCTGTTAGAAGAGATTTTCTTCTGCGGATACGACTTTTACGATGACTGGTATCCGATCCTCAGTAAGGTTCGGATCATCGATATTAACGACTGGCTTGGTGGATCGAGGAATGCGATCCTGTTTCCAAGTTATGATCCAGCGGTGTACTTTAATGGCCTGACTGGAGGGGTAAACTATCGTCGACGATGGTGCAAGGATTTGTCACATTCCTTGAGAATCACACAAATTTCTGAAATGATTCAGACTTTGTGGGGAATAGATAATGTGATGGAGACCGGAGCGTATTGTGGGTGGGATGGAATCCTGTTCCACAACCATGAACGCAAAGCAATTGTCGATGTGGCCGTGTTCCCTTGGAATCTATCCGCAGGGATGATTGACAAGGTACATTTTCCATCAAGAAAAATCCGGGCAATGCAAGCCGCCAACAAGGCTTATGGGGTGGTACCCATCCAAGTAGTTGACACCATGTCTGGAATTTACTGGACAGACCTTTCCAAGGCTGCGATAATACCAACCGGGAAGATCCTAGTGACAGCATCAGGACTTCCAAGTGATGAAGAAGAGTCAGAAGGGGTAGGGTTACAGGAACTTCGTCCCCTTGGTGATTTGAATGTGTTATTCAAGGAGCTTAAGAATGTCGATGTTTAAGAAGGCTGAAACGAAAGCGATCAAGTTGACCCTGGGAGTTATTGGTCCCTCGGGTGCGGGAAAAACTCTCAGTAGCCTGAAAATGGCTAGGGGCTTGGTCGGCGAGAATGGTAAGATTGCTTTTATCGGTACGGAAGGTGGAAAGGAACAGCTCTATACAAACCACATTCAAAATGGGTTTGACACGCTGACTATCTCAGCGCCGTACACTATCGAGAAGTTGCAGGATGCTCTTACCGGTGCTGTGGAAGGTGGCTATGACATTGTTGTCATTGACAGCCTGTCACACTTCTGGAGTGGTGATGGTGGTGCTTTATCCCAAGTGGATGAGATTGCGAGCGTAAGCGGTGGCAATTCATCATCTGGATGGAACATCGTCACCAAAAAGATCGACAAGTTGATCAACCGGATTATTACCTTCCCAATCCATTTGATCCTTACTGTTCGTAGCGAGATCGTTTACGACTACAGCAAAGAACCGGGTCAAAAGATGAAGGTTACCAAGTTGGGTCTCACCCCTGTTTGGCGTTCTGGTAAACAGTGTATCACTTACGAACTTGACAATGTCATGACCATCAGTAGTGACCATGTCGCCAAGGTCTCCAAGACTCGTCTGTTTGACATGGCTGACAAGATCATTAATCGTCCCGATGAAAAGCTTGGGAAGATGATTGGTGAAATTGTCAACACTGGCAACTACCTGGCAAAGCCTGTTGGCGATGTTGTAGAAAAGGAAGTCAAGCCAGATCCTATTCCTACCGAAGAGGAAACTGCTACCCTCACTGAGAAGCAGAGGTGTTTGACAAAGCTTGAAGACTTGGCTATCAAGAGTAACCGTGATATTCAATTGTGGTTTTCACAGTTGGCCAAGCATTTTGGCAAGACGGTAATTACCGAGGTTCCTAACACGAAACTCAAGGAAGTGATCGACAAGGTTACGAAGGATTTGACGAATAAGTAGTGTTAGTGTACCGAGGCCCCTTCATGTGGAGGGGCCTTTTTATTGGAAAGGAGACTGAAATGAAATTTGCTGAGATTATTCCGGGATTGTTGGAAGGAAAGAAATACTACAGAAAGGTTGTTAATGTAGTATATATTTTGCAGCTTGGCACTGAAGGGCTTGAGTTTGTATCTGATAATGAAATGTTTCGGTCTGATATTGTAGAAGAAGAAGATTTGAAAGCGGAATGGCAAGAGTATTCAAAATGGAAAGAAGCCCCTTGGTATATTGCAGTTGAATTTTCACGCCGTAACCCTCATGTAAAAATTCGCATAGGTGATTTTTACAAGAGCTGGAATGATTTTCATATAGGCGTTTCTCTTCAGTATTATCTGCAAAATCATGCCGAGTGTACATGGTACATTCCAGCGGAGGATACCAAGTGATCTCGGTAGAATTTCAATTGGATTTGCTCAAGCATCGTCTAAAGCATTTCACAAAAATCAAGGACAAGGAATACATCGCTTGCTGTCCAGCACACGGTGACAACAATCCAAGCTTGGCAATTAGTGAATCCGAATCTGGCAAGGTATTACTCCATTGCTTTTCGCATGGGTGTTCTGCCAAGAACATTGTCAGAAAAGCAGGACTTGCATTTTCATCACTCGGCGAGATCATCGAGAGGGACATTGGTCCTGATCTGACCGAAGAAGAGATGAGGCCTGTAGACACAAAGAAGTACGACATATTTTCATGGCCTGTCACAAAGGTGTATAACTACACAGATGATGAAGGCCAAGTTGTACTGAAGGTTACCCGCCGGGATAGCTGCCCGGTGATTCATGGGATTGAGAAGAAAGCCTTCTTTCAATCCTCGAAAAATGATCAGGGAAAGTGGATTAACAAGGTTGTGTCAGGAACTGAAATTCCACCATACAACCTCGGGAACATCATTGCAGTTGAATCGAAAGACACGATTTACATCGTGGAAGGCGAGAAAGCTGCTGACACCCTGGCTGCTGCTGATCGGTTGACTGTAACAACCAATCCTGGCGGTGCTGGCCGCTGGAACAAGATTTCCCATAGATTCAAGCATGTGTTTGCTGGCAGGAACATTGTCATCCTTCCGGATGCCGATGCTGTAGGCAGGTCTCATGCAGTCGATGTTGCTCTTGACATGGAATCTGTCGGTGCAGCCTCGATCAAGATTGTCGATTTGTGGCCTAGTGAAAATGATGGCAAGGACATTGTAGATTGGCTTAAGGAGCATGATGTCGATGAATTCCATAATACAGTTCGTGATGCCCGAAGCTTTCAACTGGATCCGAGTACCACGGGATTCAGGCTTCCATGCGGGGCGAGTTTTGAGTCACTTGCTCATCCCGACATTGTTTTGCGAGGTCGTAACTTCCTCGTACCGGGCCTGGTTTTGTCGGGCTCCCTCTGTGTATTGGCCGGTGATGGGGGAGTGGGAAAGTCATCCCAGTGCGGTCATCTTGCCGCAAGAGTCTCTCAAGGCAAGTGCGTATTTGGCCTGCCTCCTTCCGCCTACATCGATGGAATCCCAAAAGGTAATGTGATTTGGATTTCCAAAGAGGAAGGCGCTGAGACAGAGATACTACCCAGGTTAATCAGCGAAGGGGCTGCGCTAGAACGAATCTTTGTTCTGCGTGAGGGGAATGTCGACTTGGATGATCCGGACTCGGTACGGGCCCTTCTATCGGCCCGGAAACCGAAACTGGTCATCCTTGATCCGCTGACAAGCTACCTCAGTGGTTCCGAGAATGAAAATCAGGGTATCCGGAAAACTCTTGAGCAGCTTTTGCACATTACCCAAGAACTTCAATTGGACACAGCCTATGTTGGGTTGGTACACTTGAACAAAGGAAGTGGTGATAAAGCAAACGGCGGAGTCAAGCAGGTCCTCGGATCGGTTGGGATTCCCAATCTGTCGAGGTCGACCTTGATGATCACCAGGAACGAAGATGAAGGGTGTTCAGAACTGAAGGTTGTGAAAGCAAACTTCAGATGTAACACAGGAACGCTTCAGTTCAATATCAAATCAATGCTTCCATCGGAAGCAGAACGACGCATCAAAGCCGCAGGGGTCAAGATGGCTGGCAACCCCAAGCGGATTATGCAATCCTTCAGTCAGATTGAAGTGAAGGAATGGATCAATTCCTGTGCAGGAGTTGATGTGGAAACTTCGAGCCAGCCATTTTAGGAGTGTTGAGATGAGTGTTGAAATTGCAAAGCAGGTTGCCGTACAGTTGCTTTCTACGGCACCTCCATCCGGAGTGGAGAAGATTAAGATCGCCAAAGCGATCAAGGACAAACTTGGGCTTCAAGATTGGTCGACCCCCTTTGGATTCATCAAGAAGCTTGAGGAAGGTGGAGTCCTTCACAGCAAGGACTTCTGTTACAATGGGCCAAAGCCTGTGTATACCCCAGGTGGCGGCGGTAATTACCCCAAGCCAAACATTGCCCCAGAGGCCATGGCAAAGTATAAACAACAGGTCCTCGACCATTTGGCTACCAAGCCGGAAGGAAAAGATTTTAAGGATCTTTTCACAAGGACCGTTGAAACCAGAGCAGCAATGAATGCTGCGATTCAGGAACTGAAGGAAGAAGGCAAGATTGTCTTCGCTGGCAAAGATGACGCAGGTAGTTGGTACATCGCTCTTAGGCGTACTACCCGTACCCCAGCGTATGTTGACCAAGTAGATCCTAGTCAGCCAAAAACTGCAACACTTCCTCCAGAATCTGATTTACCTTTTTAGGATCTTGGTGGTATGATGGTAGTGTGCGAGGTAGCTTAAGAGTTAAAAGCGCCAGTTGACGAACTGGAGATGGTGGCTTCAACCACCCTTTGCGCCCACGAAGCAATCGTCCAACGGCAGGATCCGGAAGTTGTACGCCGGGATAGAGGTTCGACTCCTCTTTGCTTCGCTTACCAGTACAGCCTAGAAATTCATTGAACCGTTCAATGAGGCAACAGGGTGAACTCTGTACTGGTATTGTCAGCGTGTTGGCGAGTTCACCCCGCATG